TGTTTAAGCCTTGATGAAGTGCTTTGAGATGTGCTTCTGCAAGGTCATATACGAGAGGGTCTCTCCCTGAGGTGTCTGCAGGAGCTTCTTCATCGCATCATCCTGAATAATCTTTCGTCCATCCTCTGGGTGAGAAAGACCCTTGTCCTTGACGTACTGCTTGACAAAGCGGGTCACGTCCGTGCGAGACACCTCGGTGCCCTCAGCGAGACCCATGAAGTCGGTTAGGTCCTTGGTGACCTTGCAAGGCTTGTTGAACCCAGTGTTGGCGGCACGCTCCTTGGCCTTTGACCCATCGGGGTCATCCTGAACCTTGGCCATCTTGCGAACCAACTTGGTAAGACTCTTGATCTCCTTGCGCATCTCAGTAAGCTCCTTCATCACATCCTCGGTAGACATTGTTTTTCGTACTTACCCTTGTTTTCATTTCTTTAATTTACTTCTCAAGCAGAGATCCACCGATACCACCGAGGATCTTGTAGGACATGGCATCCCTGACAAGAGCCTGATCACCGCAGAACCCACCTGGGGTCAAGTCCTTGGTGTAGTAGGCGGCATCCTTGCCTGGGCCGGGCACACACTCGAGCGAGTAAGACAGCTTGGTGATAGCGTCGCCGTCGATCATAGATGAAACATCCACTGACTCTGGGGACAACTTATACCCACTCTTCTTCATACCCATAAAGCACTTGACATACATGAGCATCACGATGGCCAACACGAGCACGAGAGCAATCCGACTGCTGATCATATTTCTTTACTAAAGTACGGTGATTATTTTTCTGCGTTAAAGAGATGACCATAAGTTTATATACTGTCATTAAGTATAATGAGTGATTTTGAAATTGAACTCGACAACAATGATGAGATGATGGTCGACCTGGATGCTGATGAACAGGATCTTTTCAACGGTGTCATCCTGGATGCCACCAGGCGCAAGCGTACGAACAATCCAAGGATGGACGATCGATCAATCAATGCTCCCGCATCTTCGTTCATGGCTTTTGCCAATCATGGAAAGCAGACGCCTTCGGCAAGGCCACCTCCTCCTGCAGAAGAGCCAGAGGACCACGGCGAAGGGTTTGGAGAAGAATATGGAGGGGGTGAAACTTATGAAGAAGACGCGCCTTCCCCTGGATACAAATCGATTGATGACGAGAAGGCTGACCTTCTGAACAAGATTACTCGCCTGGAGAAAAAGGGTATACGCACGGCGGAGCGATTCAATATTCATTCATCGATTCATGATATTCGTACAGAGGTCAAGCGGATGTCCTATTCAATCGAGGTGGATCAGTCCGTGAAGATGCAAAGGCGCATGCTCATCGCCTGTGTGACTGGAATTGAGTTCCTGAACAAGCGTTACAATCCACTGGATATCCACCTGGACGGGTGGTCCGAATCGGTGATGGACGGGGTTGATGATTACGATGATGTCTTTGAGGAGCTGTACATCAAGTATCGCGGAAAGGCTAAGATGGCGCCAGAGCTCAAGTTGATGATGATGTTGGGTGGTTCCGCTACGATGTTCCATCTGACCCACTCGATGTTCAAGTCTGCTATGCCTCAGATGAATGATGTCATTAGGCAGAATCCAGATCTCATCAACAACATGATGTCTGCCATGGCAAACACTGCTAAAAATGCCCAGGAAAGGAATCTCGATCCTCGACCTGCACCTCCGATCTCTCGAAGGGAAGTTCAGGGACCGACGATGGATCTTTCGTCGCTGATGTCGACGTTCATGAAACCTCAGTCGACCGCGACTCGTGACGTCGAAGAAAACAGGGCTCCAATGACTTCTCTAAGTGATGGAAATATCGAGGATGACGTTTCCGACATTGTCAGCGTGAATGGCGAGTCTGTCAAGGAAGTCGAAGTTTCTGCACCGAAGAAGAAACGTGGCAAGAAGGGAAAGACGACTTTGGAATTGTAAATAATTTCCCAGGTCATACTAAATAATGGTGGGCTATTCTCCCATTGATGATGAACCCGTTATGGTGAAACGATCAGCACCTCTCACATCACCACCTCCACAATCCGAGGAAGTTCAGTTCTATGAGGTTGACGGCGTGATGGATTCTGAGCTGGGATATATGGTCGTTCTCTTCATGATTGGCGTTGGTGCTCTTGTTCTCAAGGACATCATAAATGTTCTGAGGTAATGTATTCTTTGGCCGTATGAAATCCATGGTAAAACAAACGTTTTTTGGTATCATTTTCCATTGAAAAATTAAATGCTTCACCTTCCTTTAGATTAATAAATATTGTAGGTTTTTCATACACCACTCTATTCTTCATAATTGAACTAATAAAGTGTTGAATGAAATCGACGAATGATTTGATTTTCGTCGTATTTTCAGTAGGTTCGTTCGGACCGAGTTCGATCGCAAGTAGTTCCTTGATGTTCTTGTCCATAAAAGGTGTGATCGGGCTCGTTTCAAATGCAGCAAGATCTATGTATCTATGATCCTGGTAGACCACCGATTCAAATAAGAATGGAATTCCTATGCTCATGGAAACGGCATAGGACACTGACATATCTGGATGTGTGTGGTGGGAGAAGTAACAACTTTTCTGGAGATTTAGATTGTAGGCCGAAACGTAAAAATCCATTCCAGACCATTCCTTGAGTTCCTTGAATGTAAAATCTTCCTTCCCAGCCAATTCCGTACACAATTTAGAAAACAAGGTTCTCCACCGTTCCGCTGGGACCATTCCGTAATCATTGAGGAATGATTTTAGATTCAATTTCATCATAGACTGAACATCGATATCATGAATAAGTTTGAATAACTTGAAACAATCCCACTTTGCCACGAGAACTCCAAATGCCACGATGGATCCAGCAGAAGATCCAGCGACAGCTTCAAGCGAATCAAGTTTCCCATTGATCTGCAAGGCATAGACGGCACCTAGGATGGCATAAAATCCCATGGCTCCTGGACCAACAACAAGGTACTTCATGTTCCTTTTTAGAACTCGAGAGGACTTTGTGAACGAATAATCGCGAATAAAATCCAATATAGGAAAGTATATTGAACGATTTGGTCTTGTGTCTTTGTCATGCTGCTCAAAACTAGGTACATCGCACATGCGAGATACACTTCTGAAGGACGTATGACGTACTTTGCGACACCCTTGGTCACAATTATATAAAGAATCCCAAATACAGAGGTCATTCCCAAACGGTCTACGAAACTTTCCATACCCGTGACTGCGGGCGAAAGGAGAGCGAATAACACGCTTGGAATGATGACTTTTGTACTTGTGACATCCGGCAACCGAACCATATTTATTGATTGCCAACATTTAAAACTAATAATAGTACTCATTTTTACAAAACTCGGAAAACGAAATACCGTCTGGGATCATCTTATCGTAACAATCCTGTCTGTAATTTTCCCAGTTGTTCCACAACTCATCACTGTAATAGGCTATCCAATCTTCATACTCATATTCATTAGGATCAACGAAACCTTCATCTTCCTCATTGTCATAATCCTCAATCACCTGAGGTTCGGAAGCGATTGGAGTGTAGTCGAGAAGATTAGATCCCACCATCTTTGGTTACTACTTACTCTTCAGATTTCTTCTTTAACTTGAGTTGAAGACTTGATGTCTCCTTTGGCTCTAACTTATCCTCAATCTCTTTGATGATCTGGTTTAGGCGTTCCTGACCTCCCTCAATATAATTTGGTAGTTCATCCATTAGGATTTTCTTAGTGATTGCGGGCTTCTTGACTGACGTCTTCTGAGTGACCTTGGTTCCGCCACGTGTCTGGACGTCATCAATCTTCTGGGCCTTCATGTATCCACCGATGAATGTCTTCAAACTGGTCTCACGGTCCTTAAGCACCTTGATAGCCTTCTGCGCCTCGGTCAATTGTGTTTTGATTCCCTCGAGTTCGGCAATCGCCTCCTTGAACTGATCACTAATCGGCATCCCGTCAGACATCGTTTTGTTAACCAGTGGTGTAATTTCTTTAATTCATAAACAGTCAGAGTTGTTTCCCTGAATGTTTCTAAAATGTATTAAACTAGATCAATCTAAGCGCTACCCTGACCAAGCTCGAAAGCGGGGCGCATCTGATCCGCCACGATCGTGGACGTGTTGAAGATGCTGATGGGGTCCCGGGGGTTCGGGGGCTCCGAGCGGATCTGCTGATTGGCGTTACGGAGAGCACCGCCGACGGTCTCGGGGTAACCGATGAGCGCGCGGGGGTTCAGGTAGTTCTGACCCTTGAGGATGTCATCGGGAGCGAACTCGCCGAAGTCCTCCTGAGCCGCCACGTCGCGGGGGAGCAGGCTGGAGGCAAT